GGGCTTTGTTGAACAAGGCAACCATTTCGGGAATCATGCCGTCCCCGTGGTCCGAGTCGTGAAAGATGAAGTCAAAAGTCCTGACCTCTTGCAGGGCCATGTGGCTCGGTTGGTTGTTCCATTCGACCTTGAACTTGGACAGGAGTGCTTTGCGCTTATCTTCTACGGTTGTGTCGGTATCGTAAACAACCACGTCAAGCCCGGCTAAGGCGATAGCGAGCGTTGAGTGTCCGAGGTAGGAACCGAGTTCTAAAGCGTGGCCTCCTTTGTGATTCTTGGCTTCCTCATAGATCTCAATGATGTGGTCCACCGCCGTCGTGTAGATGTGGGAGTAGTCCAAAGCCTTGAGTTGGTCAATGTGTTTTTTCATGCTAAAAAGTTATGACAAAGCGTTCGGGTGAAGGCCAACCGGGGTTGGAATCAAAGACCTTGGTGTCGGGCTTCTTGCCTATCCAATGCTCGGCTTGGAATCGGTGGTCCCTTGCAGGTTCGCCCAGTTCCTTGATGTGGCTCGACTTGGCCCACCAAAAGTTACCACCGAAGTAGGGGTAGCCTTCGGGGTTGTTGTGATCCGCCATGTGTGGGAACTGCTCCTTGGTAATCCAATGGCAGCCTACGGCATCGACCTGCTCCAGCATTTGCATGGACCGCTCCCATGCGACCACGTTGAAGAACAGCATGGACCTGCCCCATAGTTGGGTTGTCAAGGATGGATTCGCAGCCCCCTTCGTGTGGGCGTACAGGTACACGGCTTCCTCTTCCTGACTTGCCCGGTACATTTCAGTCAGCGTAGCCTGCTCCCAAGCGTTGGTTCGGGTTACCACTATTTTAATCTTCGGGGCCACCATCGAGCCTTCCAACACCTCCTTGACCGCCTTGCGTTGTTCGGGTGGACCGACGATGCCGACACGGATTTCGTCCAAGACATTGATAAGGCCATAATTGCAGACCGCCATCATATGCTGATTCAGGATTAACTGCCAATTCCCTCCGCAGTAGATGTGGTAGTAGTGGACGACTTTCATAAGGTCCAAAGGAGGGTTAGAAGGGTGAGGATGAAGAAAACGGCTGCAACCGTCTTGCCGATTTCGATGAGCAGGTCAAGGATGCGTTCCGTGTTCATGCCCCAAAGTTACACAACAACATACTTCCCTGAGTTGCTTACTCTTAACTTGTTGAGTGCCACATACCGCATCGCATCGCAGGCGTGGTTGAAGGAATCAATCGGGACCCCCGTGTTCTTGCCCTCCTTATCCGTAGCCCAAGTGTAGGACCGCAGTTCCTTGATGAGGTTGGTGCTATCCTTGGTTACCTGCAACTTAAAGCGTTTCAGGATGTCGATGCCGTTCCTGACCGAATCGGGGCCTTTCTCCGCCGGCTTGATGTTAAAGCCTAACCGATAGATTTCCTCGATGGACTTGGGTTCTGCTGAATCCGCCACGATCTCCCAAGCCCTTGTGATGCCGAGCGACCGCAGTTTGTCTGCGATGTCTTGGTTGGTCAGGCCTGTTGCGTAGAGCAGTTCTTGGATGAGTAGGCAGTCCCCTTGGCGGTAGATAGCGACCAATGCCGTAGGGTCGTTGCTGAACCCCCAGTCAAGCCCTAAGGCGACGAATTTCGCTCGGCTGACATCTATACCCTCCACAACCTCGAAGTCCTCGTAGATGGCCCCCTGAAGCGTCCCGACTTGACCGAGGCCGTAGACCTTCCACCAGTTCGCCCAATAGGCTGACGTTTCGGCTTTGGTGCGGTTGAGTTCGATGTCCCTCTTGATGGTATCAGGCAGGGCCTCGTTGTCGTTGTAGGTAAGGATGACCAGTTCTGCATCCTGTTCGGGCAGGACCTCGGTATGCGCCCAGAACTCGTGGGTCGGGTTGAAGTCGATGTAGATGGCCTCGCTGGTACGAATTGCCAACTGGTAGTAGGACTCGAAGTCGATGTTGTTCGCCTCGTTGATGTAAACGACCTGCCTCCTTGCACCTCGCAGCCTTGCCTCGGAGTCAGCAGAGAAAAACTCGATGACCGAGCCGTTAGCGAAGTTGTAGGTCAGGAGGGTCTTGTTCCATCGGTCTGCGACCCATCGGCCCGTCCATTGCATGACCTTGGCAAAGTCCTTGATTGCTCCCCTCCGTAGGTGGGGGATGGATTCGGAAACCACCGATATCTCGGTCTTGTTCTTGGCTGCGATGTCGATTAGGACCGCAAGGATGGCGAGCGTTTTTCCTACCCCCACCCGTTGCCGAGCGGGGGTTAACCTCCGGCAGATGTCCCGCCCTGAATCACCTTCTTCCGGGCTTGCATCCGCCTAATCTTTTTGATGGCCGTAGTTAATCTAAAGTCCATTTATTCGCTTAATCTTTTCAAGGTAAACCACCGCATCCATCAGTTCCTCCTGTAAGTGCTGAATCCATTGCATCGGGGTCAGGTCGTTGCGGTCCATGGTCGTCCCGTACTTCGCTTTGCCCTGCTCGGCTCTTGTCCTGAATTGGTCAATAACGCCCTCAACGATAGAATCAGCCATTGTCGGGGAATAGGGGTTGCTCGATGTGGACCGTGTTCTCTTGCTTGTCAACCAAGCCAAGCAGACGTGAGGCGATGTTGGCCGAGTAAACGCCAGCACTTGAACCCTCCAGCATATCCTTGTCGCAGGTCAGCCTTATGCGTGTAATGATTGGGGAGAATGTCTTGTGCAGGTCCGTAGTCCCCTTCCTGTAATCCGAAAGGTCATAGCAAACCCCATTTTCTGCAAGCCATCCTTCAAAGCCCCGAAAGGTAATCGGACGCTCTTTGTCCCGGTAAACCATGTTCCCATCCTTGCCGACATAGTCCTGCACCCGGTAAGGGTTGGCCTTGTTCTCGGCTCGGTATCGTTCAAACGCCTCCCATAGTTCTTCGGGGGTATTCCAAATCGGGGGTCGGCCTGCCATTAGTATTCAATTTTGTCTATGAGTTCGTCAATCTTGTCCACGATTTTCATCTTCACCGCAAAAGCGTTGGGCGAGTTGGATTCCTCCACCGCTCCGATGCAGTCGCACAGGGTCGTAATGACCATCATCAGCGAGTCCATCCGAGCCTGCACTTGGGCTTCGTCATCCTTCGCCTTGGGGGTTGACATTCAGTGGGTATGTTATGGTGTTTTGGTTTACTTCGAGGAACAAGTCCGCTTGAAGGTAAATGTATTGGAGAGCCGATTTTACGCAGTCGGCGCACCACCAATTCGTAGGCGGTCGTCCGTGAGCGGTCAGGATAGCCTGCAGTTCCCCAACCGCATCGGGTGGCAGTCGCATGGTCAGCGATGCCACATATTGGTCCCAGTACTTGCGATGCTTTTGGGCCACGATGAACTGCTCGGCGGTCATTTGAAGGTCCATTCCCGGATGATTATTGCGGTGGCAGATGTGGCGAGGCCGAGGATTGGAGCCAAGTACCATTGGCACGTTGGCAGGGTCAGCAACACCCCCATCCAAAACCCGAAGCAGGTCATGCACGAAAACGGCTTTCGCTTGGCGAATGGCAAAGCGTAGAACCACGAAGGCAGGACCCGGAACTCCACGACCGCAAGGGTCGCAAGCGCACTAATCAGGATTGGAAAAACCAGTATATCCATTGGCTTCGATTGCGGTTTTGATTTTGGCCTTGGCCTGTTCGATGGAGTAGATTATTGACCTGTACGGGATGCCCGTTTCCCGGCTCATGGCTTTCATGTTCCCCGTCTGCATGAGCAGGTTCAGCAGTTCTTTGTCGTAGGGGAACGCTCCGTCCTTGGCCCACGAGTCCATCTCTTGCTGGGCAATGGCCCAAAGGTCGTCGAGCAGGGTGTCGTAGTCTTTGCCCAGTTCTTGGGTTTCGGGGTCTACCTCTACTCGCTCGTCGTGGTGGCGGTACTTCTTCGCAAATTGGTTGTTGTTGCCCCGGTACAGGTTCATTATCAAACGAACGATGTAAAAACGCAGGTATCCCTGTACCTGCATCTTGGTAATCTTGTCGGGGTCTTTTTCCAGCAGAATCAGGACGACCTCTTGTTCAAGGTCCTTCCAAAGCGGATTGCCCCCCGTAATGGTGAGGCAAGCCTTGCGGATTTCTCCGCTTCGATACAGGTCAAGGATGGTAGCCTCTGCGTTCACTAACGCAAAGATTACATAGATTCATGCGGATGTTGCAGAAATTCTTTGGTCCTGTTGAAAACTTCCTTACGAAGGTGCTTGATTGACGGCAGTTGCCACATTTGGCTGTTGAGCACTTCTATGTTGTGCATGACCGTGGCGTGGTCCCGATTGATGATTCGCCCGATGCGAGAATAACTGTACATATACTCCGAATAGGCGATGTCGGCAAAGATGCTGCGTGCCAGTACAAATTCACGGGTCTTGATGTTGCTGATGATTTGGTCGGGGTTGACCCCAACGACCTCTGCCGTGTAGCCGAGGATTGTGCGAGTGATTAGGTCCATGTTAAAACGGGTTTGGGGGTAGAGGCATCCAATGGCTGACTTCGGTCAGGAACCAAGTTTGGTGTTCGTAGTACCAACGGCCATCCCCAAGCCATGCGTAGGCTTGATTCATGTCGGTCGTGAATATCAGGACTGGCTCGTAAGGTGTCGGCATTCGGTCCAAGCATTTTACCCATTCCATGGTCAGGCGTTTTTGGCTTGAAGGATGCGACCAAGCAGGGTCCAGTTGACGGACCAAGCCTTGATGGTTTCGGATTTGTCGGGTCGGTTGCAGTTGACGCAAGCCTTGCGGATATGCAGTTGCCAGCGTCGGAAATCGATAGGTGTGGTTTTCATGGGGTTGGGGTTTGGTTATTGGTTATTATTCTCAACGACCTGTCCTTCTTCAATGACAGTCATTTTGTAGTAGTCCGTTCCAAATCCGTGTGCATCGTATTCGTTAGGACTGCCCTTTGGGTAAACTTTTTGAATATGCTTGTTTACGGCTTTGATGGCTTCTTCTTCGCTTTTAGCAATAGTGAAGAACGATTGCTCACCGTGTCCTTGTGGTTGGAATGCGTATAGTTTCATGGGGTTGGGGTTTGATTATCCGTTGGAAACAGATTTGGATTTTTTTTGCAGATGTGTACGTTCTCAAAACTAAGCATCGATGTATGGATTGAATCGCAAAATTCGCACTTATAGTACCCCTTATGGTACTCTATCCACTTGTGCGAGTCGTACTTAAGTTGCGCCCAATACATTCTTTCTTGTTGTTCGGGTGTGAGGATTATTTCCTCTTCTTTAATTGGTATATTCATCGGTTTGGGGTTTGGTTGGTAAGATTATAGGCTAACGATGGGGGAGGTTTTGTCAGCGTGTAGGCTGACGGTTATACCCGAATGTGTATAGTTTTTGGGTTTTTCTTTACATTATACCCGATTGCGTATTAAACGTGGGTTCGTGTTTCCGAATCCCAAATTTCAGTCCATTTGAAGTTCTTCCAGCTGTCCTTCCATATAGATTTAAACTCTTCTTTGATTTTTGATTCAAAACTTCTTGCCTCTTCCAAGGTGTCAAAGTCCTCCTGAAAATCATTCATCCCTCCTTCAGGATAATAGGCATCACCTGCAAATACTAAGAATCGTTTCATAGGTTTAAGGTCTGAAATAGTTTGTACGCACCACACGAATCGGTCAGGGTCTTGACTTGTGGCCCGAATCCGTTGCTTCGGGATAGCACATACTCGCAGGCGTTACCCTTGGCCCGCACCTCAATCACCTTCCAAGGGCGGTCGTTGGTGCAAGCGGTCAGCAGGAGCAGCAGCAGGTATCGCATGGAACAAATCTACACAATTATTCCACACTTGCAACCACTCGCTGAAAATCCTCAACGCTTCGGATTACCTCGTATCGGTACCCTGCTTCTTGGACCACAACCTGCCACCACTTCTGGGAGAGGGACTGCTTGCCTTTCTCGGCTTTGAACTCTAGCATCACCGCACCGGTAGGCGAGAGCCATATCATGTCGCTGACACCTGCGACCACGCCCATGGCCTTCATCACGCTGCCGGCATAAGCATTGGGTGCGTTGTTGTTGACGGTGAATAATCGGCCACGCTGATCGGGAAAGTTATTCCAGTGCCACTGGAAGCATTCGGCTTGGAGTTTAAATTCTTGCATGAACTTACTTTAGGATTGGAAAACGGTCTTTATTGTGGAAGGCCCAGCCTGGCCTCCATCCCATGTAGCGGATGAACTCCAATGCTTCGGCTTTGCTCTTGCATTGATTGTGCAGCACCCAAAACGGGCTGATGACCTTGGCCTTTGCCAGTTGAGCCTTTTGGTACATCGTGCTTTGCTTTGCCATCTCCATGCCTTGGGCCTTGGTCAGCATCTGCAAATTTACGACTTCCCCTGGAGGCTTTGGCTTTCGCTCGTATTTAAATTTGCAATGCTTGCACTCCATGGCAGCCACCGGGATAATGGCTTCGCAATTCTTGCAGTTCTTCACGCCTCCAACGCCAGCGGATTCCCGTTTGCGTTTCTTCTTCAAGGACCATTCCCGGTTCGTTTCCCAAAATCCGTGGGTCTGCACGTTGTTCCCGAAGTCCAACACCGTGAACCGTGTCTTGGTTGGCGTTACCCTGGAGCCTCGGCCAACCATCTGCATGAACAGGGGTAGGCTTGCAGTCGCCCGGTAGAGAATGACCACCTCGATGCTTGGTTCATCAAAGCCCGTGGTCATCAAGTCGCAGTTGCAAAGGATCCCATCGTTGGACTGCTTGAACCAGGCGAGGGTTTCTGCTCGTAAGGACTTTGGCATCTCTCCGTCAACGTGCCGGGCGTTGAACCCTGCACCCTGCAAAGCCTCACAAACCTCCTTGCTCGATGCGATGTTGCTGGCAAAGACGATAGCCTTCTTGCCTGGGCAAACCTTGGCGTAGTTCTGCACCACCCCGGCAAAAACCTTCCGCTCGCTGAATCGTTGGGCCATCTGCTCGGTGTCGTAATCATCGCCCTTCATACGGATCCCGGATAGGTCCTGCGTCATCCCGTAGG